ATGAGTTGGAAGCAGCGCACGGTGGTTCGCATTTTGCTGTTCGTGGCGCAGATGTTGGCCGACGAAGAGTGGCGGAAAGAGATCGAACATCTCTCCAACCACATCACTCAGCACAAGGAAGGCGCGGAAGATTGATGCCTCAGCACTTCACCCGCTCGACGATCTCGGCAGAGTTCTACTGCCCGACGTGCCGGAAGCCGACGCAGCACCGGATCGACGACCGCCGCAAAGGGCCGTGCCTAGAGTGCATCGCCCGGCTGGAGACCAAGCACTCCGCTCTGTCGAAACGCGTGCCGGAAAAGCAGGGGCAATTGTTCCTCTCGGAGACGCTGTGAGCAGCTTTCGCTTTTATCGTTGTCAAAAAGTTCGCTGTCCGCACTGCGGCCTAGAACTGAAATTTCTCAAGGCCAAAAAGGGTGAGCCGTTGCTTCTCCAGCATCCAAAAGCTCCCGGCTGCCTGGCTTCAGAGAAAAAGTTCTACGCGGCCCCGCTTGTCGTCGAGTTAGAGGAATTTAAATGAAACCTCAGCCCGTGCGCCCGATCCAGTCCGGCGACTACGTGCGCTTCGCCCATCTCCCGAGGGCTGCGAAACCTTCTCCCGTCATGGTGACGAAGATACTTCCGAACGGGATGATCCGCTTGCTCGGCTGGGGCGGGGATTTCGCGCCACACTTGTTCGTGGTCGTGGAAGGACCGAAGGAGGCAGCATGAACCCCCAGGATAGAGCATTTTCCGCAGCGCGCGACAAAGCGATCGCTTCGATCCTCAGCGCGTTGGAAGTAAGCGCCTCCACCATGAACCTACGATGCGTGGAGGAACTTCAGCTCGCCGTCAGTCGCTACGCGGTCGAGGTCATGGCCATCTTTCGCCAGTGGCCACCCATCGGCGATCCTGCAGCACTGAGCGATAGCCGAATCCTTCACATTTTTGTCGAGGTTGCCAACGGGCGCGGAGAGCACGGCAGTTTTCTCGTCAGTTTCGCAGAAGCCCTGCAGCGGGCGGATCCGGAGAACTTTTCGATGCTGCGCCTGACCGCGCTCGAGGTGATCAACAAGTACGGCCTGGCGAAGTACCTGGACAACTTCGCGGCATAATTCTGACGGGGGGGCCCATCGTGAGAAGACTGCGGATCAGCTGTTCGTGGTGCCACGAGGCGAACGAAATCCAAGCCGGCAAGAAAGTGTACTGCTGGAGTTGCGGGCACCGCGGCGACGTGCCGCGGGTGGAGTGTGACTGCCGAAAGTGCCGAGTCGAGCGATCGGAGCTCCGCGGGACCAGGTCATCCGAGATCCGCCGGCTCTTCCGAGATGTTGCATAGGGATGGCGAGGAGAATATCTGCAGCCAAGGAATTGGTCGGGGAGGCGAAAAGCACCATGACGCTAGAGGAAGCTAAAGATGAGATCCGCGACCTTTGGGCGGCGCTCGAGGAGAGCGTGAAGCTGCAGAGCCATTACGCATTTCTCCTGAACTGTCACGATGGCGGCCAGCGTAAGCCGTTTGATGATGCCCAAGCCTGGGTCGATCGCCTGATCGACATAGGCAGACTCCCTGTGGGCCAGCATTCTTCATTGAAAAAGCGGGGTAGATGACCGCGAAGCAACTCACCGACTGTCTTCGCCTCCCGAAAGAAGCGTGCAGGATCTTTCACGCCTTGGCTGACAGCGTCTATGAAGCGCGCCTCGCCGGCGGCCAGAGGCTCTGCGACGCGAGCGACTTCGCGGCCTGGCTGCGCGAGTTGGCCGAAGAAACGAGAGTACATGGCCTTCCCGCCAGTGACTCCGCAGGAGATGGGACATGTCCGAAAGTAATGCGGGAGAGTCGCCGCTCGATCGATGACACGTGCCCGAGGTGCGGACACGTCCATCAACACGACTCCGAATGTGGCGAGCAGATGGGCGGCGGCCGCGTCTGCCGCTGCGATTGGGTGAAGGCATGAGTGTGCAAAACAGCACACCCTGCTATGCTCCTCTTGGGCTACACTCCCCGCCAACGCATCACGCCCAGGTCGAACATGATCCAGCCGTCGACTGAACCCGACGATTTCCTACGTTGGTGGCGAGTGCGCTTCCCCGGTTCCTATCCGCCCACGTCAATCAGCGCGATCAGCGTCGCCGACGCCTGCGACTTGCTCTACTGGTGGAAAATCGAGTGCATCGACCAGCAGTGTTTTGCCGTCGCAAGACGTCATCTGTGAGGTTTGTGTCACCTTCGTAACGTGCGCCCCTTCCCTGTCGTGACCTAGACTTTCTCACGTTGAGAGCGGAGAACACCGGACTCCTCCCCCATTCTCTCCGTCGATTGGATCCCATGAGCTCACAGCCTGCGCGCCTGATCGATTCTGTAAACACATTCCTTCCTTCTTGTCCTCCAGTTACCTGCGAAACCGCGCGGCCCGCCTCGTGTCGGTGGCAGACGCGATTCTCAAGACTGGTGCGCCTGTACGGCGTCGCGCGACTCGCGAACGATCTCGAAGTGGATCCCACCGCGATCTATCAGTGGGTTCGCGGATCGGTGAGCCCGCGGCCGGACAAAGCGATGCTCATCGTCGTGCTCTTGCAACCAGTCGGCCGCCTTCGCCTCGAGGATATCTACCAACATCGACTTACTGTCCAGGCGAATGCCAGGTTAGCTTGAGAGGCTGCCCGTGCTGATCAAGACTGACCTCGACATTTCGGGCGCGCTCGCGCTCATAGACCTTATTATGCGGAAGATTCCGTACGCGACAAACAATGCCCTCACTCGCACGGCGAGAGAACTGGTGCAGGTCGAACGCGACGAGTTGAAGACAGAGTTCCAGGTCCGCAAACAGTTCATCCTCAACCGCGTGAAGATCACAAAGTATTCGAGACCCGACGATCTGTGGACGCGCGTCGCCATCGATCAGAACGTGCAAGGTGGCGAGCTGCTGTTGACCATGTTCGAAGAAGGCGGAGAAAAGCTACCACAACTGGGCAGCGAGATTGCAGTGCCGCTCACCGGCGGCGCCGCTCGGCCGAGCTTCGCGCAAACCGTAAGGCCATCGTTGCTCTACAAGGCGCTGAACATGCAGAAGCACACCACCGCGCTTGGCAAGATCCAATACAAAGGCGATCGTCGCACCTTCGTGATTCCTGGCGTCGGCATCTTTCAGCGGAACTCAGGTCGCAAAGGCAACTCGCGCGCGAAGCGAGGCTCGGGATCCGGACGCGACGAGAGCGGTGCGACGATGATCTACAGCTTCAAGCACGACGTGCCGTTGCGCGCGCAGATGCACTTCGTAAGAACGGCGCGCGAGTTTGTGATGGAAAGACTCTCGATAGTATGGCGCGAAGAGTTTGTGAAGGAACTCGCAGGTCGCGCGCGACGCTGAAGGTCAAGAGGTATTTCATCTTGGCTTTCGCCAACCCTTCGCCGCGGGTCCTTCCCCAGGGGCCGCCCATCGCGGGTGACGGCGAGCGGGAGGGATCGCTTGCGTAACAGTTTGAAAAATCGATTTCGTTTTCGTTTGGTGTGAAAAAGAAGAAATCAAAGAAGCGCGCGCACAAATCGAAACCTCGGGCGCCCAAGCCGCGGCTCGTCGGCATCGCTGCGATTGCCGAGCGCCTTCGACTGACGCCGCGGCGGATCCAGCAGCTCGTCGGCGAAGGCCTGCCGCGCGTGACGCGCGGAAAGTACGACGTCGACGCTGTGCTCGACTGGTACATCGAGCGCCTCGAGCGCCAACTCGCTCGGCAGACCGATGAAGATGGCGAGCTCGCCAAGCGAGAGAAAGAAGAAATGCGCCTGCTGTCGGCGCGCGCGGATCTCAACGAGCTCGATCTCGCCAGCAAACGGCGCGAAATGGTCTCGATCGCCGACGTCGAGAAGCAAATGACCGACCTGGTCATCACCACCAAGGCGCGGATCCTCACCGTGCCGGCGCGCCTGGCTCCGGATCTACTTAGTGAACAGTCGCGCGTGATGGTGCAGGCGAAGATCGAGAAGTCGCTGAAGGAAGCGCTCTCGCACCTTGCGGAGGTTCGATAACTTTTATGCAACCGATCACCCCAGTTTTCAGCGGAGACTGCGAATGTGTTTACGCTGCGGACCAGCCCGAATACACGCCCCTGCCTGTCTTTCGAACGGAGAAGAGCGTCGTCAGCCGCTGGAAGCTTAGTGACGCAGAGCGCCGCCACATCGCCGCGGGAGGCGATCTCTTCATCATGATGGTCAACCGCGGAGGCGCGTTACTGCCCATCTTGCCTATAGCGGCGGATCCAGACACTGCTCTTCAGTTCATGCTCGAGGCGGAAGCGCCGCTCTGATGCTAGCCACCCACGCCACGGCCGTCGAACACTTCCAGGTTGTGATGCGTCGCGTATACGAGGCCTACGCGCCTCCGCCGGACATCCTGGTTTCAGAGTGGGCTCGTCGCAACCGTGTTCTCCCGAAGGGCACCACTGCCAGGCCTGGCCCGTTTCGTCCGGAAAAGTTCCAGATCGAGATGATGGACGTCATCTGCGATCCCAACGTGCACGAAATCGTCGTGAAGAAGCCGACGCAGGTGGGCTACTCCGACGCGGTGCTGAACAACATCATCGGCTACTACATCGACGTCGACCCGCGGCCGATCATGCTGGTGCAGCCGACCATCGACAATGCGAAAGACTATGGCAAGAAGCGCATTGCCCCGATGATCGAGTCGACGCCGGCGCTCAAAGCGAAGATCCGGCCGGCCACAGCGCGCCGCGCGGGCAACACTCTGCAGTTGAAAGAGTTCCCTGGCGGGTTCTTGAAGCTCACCGGCGCGAATTCCGGCACGGGGTTGCGGTCAGATCCGGTCCCGATCGTGCTCATGGACGAAACGGACGGCTATCCGCTCGACGTCGATGGTGAGGGAGATCCTTGCGAAATCGCCAAGCGCCGCACCGATCAGTTTACGGACTTCAAGATCGTCGAAGGCTCGACGCCGGCGAAGCCGAAGGGCTTCAGCCGCATCGAAAAGCGCTTTGAGGCGAGCGATCAGCGGCTTTTCCATGTTCCCTGCCCTCTCTGCGGCCGTATGCAGCCTCTGCACTGGCGAGATCCGGAAACGCGCAGCCACCGGCTCGTCTACCAGGTCGATGCGGGCGGCCAGGTTGTGCCCGCGAGCGTGGGCTATCAGTGCGCACAGTGCGGAAAGCTCATCCCGGAGCGCTACAAACAGCAAATGCTCGACGCCGGCCGCTGGGTTGCAACCTTCCCCGGCCGTCCAGTCGTCGGTTTCGCGCTCAACGCGCTCTATTCGCCCTGGCGCGACATCTGGGGTGACCTGGCAGTGGAGTGGGTCGAAGCGCAGCGCAATCCGGAGAAGCTAAAAGCCTTCATCAACCTGCGCCTGGGCGAGACCTGGGAAGAGCAAGGCTTCTCGCTCGAGCCTCATGACCTGCGCCGGCGCTGCGAAAAGTACGGTGGCGACGACAAGACCGAGGTTCCGAAAGGCGTTGGCCTTCTGACGGCCGCGGCGGATGTCCAGGACGATCGCCTGGTGGCTGTCGTGAAGGGCTGGGGAGCGGAAGAAGAGTCCTGGCTGATCGCCTACGAAGAGTTTTTCGGAGATCCTGGCCAGCAGCAGGTTTGGAATGAAGCCGATGAATTCTTGCGCACGGTTTGGAAGCACGCAAGCGGCCGCTCGATGACGATCGCGGCGACGTTCATCGATTCAGGTGGCCACCACACCGATGAAGTTTATAAATTCGTGAAGGGCCGGCAGTCGCGCCGCGTCTTCAGCTGCAAAGGCTCGAGCGAGAGTGGCAAGGAGATCCTGCAGAAGTTCACGCAGAACAATTCCTACCGCGTGCGCCTCTACATGATCGGCAGCGACACCGCGAAGGACCGAATCTTCTCGCGCCTGCAGATCCCGGCGCCGGGGCCAGGCTATGTTCATCTTCCGCACTGGGCCGAGGATGAGTATCTCGAGCAACTGACGAGCGAGAAGCGGGTGACACGATACCGCCGCGGCCGGGGCGTGGTGCGCGAGTACGTGAAGACCAGGGCGCGCAATGAAGCGCTCGATTGCGAAGTCTACGCCCTGGCGGCACTCTATTCGCTCGGGAACATGATGGTGCGGCGCCTCGGCGAGCTCGCCGAAGAAGCAGCGGAGCCTCCAGATCCGAAACAAGAGACGCGGTCAAAGCAAGAACCGGGCGCGCACGGCCGCAGAGGCTCTAGCGGCTGGGTGAATGGCTGGCGCGATTGATTAGAAGCGAATCTCCAGTTGCTGCCACATGATGGCGCGCCCACTCTGAGTCCGTGGCGCCTCCTATCCCTGATGAAGTGCCGGTCCTTTTCCGCGCCGGCCAAACGGTAAAGTTCCATCGCTGGTTCAATGACTACCCCCCTGCCGACGGCTGGAGCTACACCATCTACTTCAATGGCGCCACGAACGTCTTCTCCTCGCAGGCGGCTGTCGATCCTGCCGGCTTCCTGGTGACGATGAGCCCCACCGATCTCGCGGTCCCTCCTGGTATTTACCGATACCTGGAGCGGGTCACGAACGCAGGTTCGGGTGAGGTTTACACCCTCGGCGAAGGCGTGGTGCAGATCGAACCTGATCTCGCCACCGCCCCCGCCGGCGCCATGCTTTCCTTCGCCGAAAACATGCTGGCCGCCGTTGAAGCTGAAATTGCCGTTCGCGTTGCCGCCGACATCGAAGACTATTCCGTGCAGGCCTCCTCGCTCGGTGGCGGCCGCAGTGTGAAGAAGATCCCGATGATGGATCTGCAGAAGCTGCGCGGTCACTACGCCTCCATGGTGTGGCGGCAGAAGAATCCGGGCAAGATCGGCGCTCCGGTCTATGTGGATTTCACCGACGAGTCGAATGACGCGAACTATCCGTCCACCTGGGTGGACGTCACAGGACTTCCCGGAGCTGGCCAATGAAGAAACCTTCCGGCGTCGCTCGTCTTCTCGAACGCGCTCTATCCTATTGTGGGTTGCAGCAAAAGCGCACTGCTGCTTCGGTCTTTACCGGCGCCGGCGGTTCACGCTTAACCCTGGACTGGGTCGCGCCCATCCTTTCGCCCGATCAGGAGTGCCGCGGCAACCTGCGGTTGCTGCGCGCCCGCGGCCGTGAATTGGCACGGAACAATCCGATCGGCCGTCACTTTTTGAACATGCTCAGCGCGAACGTGATCGGCCAGGCTGGGATCCGCTATCAGTCCCTAGTGCGCGACTCGAACGGAGAGATCGATCGCGAGACTAACAAAAGAATCGAAACGGCGTGGACTGAGTGGTGCAAAAAAGGAAACTGCACCGTCGATGGCCGACTGTCTTTCCGCGCTCTGCAGGACCTGGCGCTGCGCACCGAAGCGATGGATGGCGAGTGCTTTGTGCGTAAAGTCAGGGGATTCGATAACAAGTGGGGATTCGCGCTGCAGACCATCGACGCGGACCAGGTCGACCATCTCTTCTCGCGGGCGCCTGGCAATAAAGAAGCTGAAATCCGCCTTGGCATCGAGGTCGATAGCTGGGGAAAGCCGATCGGTTATTGGGTAAACCCCGGCCATCCTTCCGATTTCGGCGGTTCGCTGCTGCGCGATCGCATCGACGCCAGCCAGATGGTGCATCTCTTCGATCCCTACCGCGTCAACCAGACGCGCGGCCTCACCTGGTTCCATGCGGTGATGATGTCGCTGAAGATGCTCGACGGCTACATGGAATCTGAGATCGTCGCTGCGCGAGTGAGCGCGGCGAAAATGGCTGTGCTCGAGTGCACGGATCCATCGGCATACGACCAGCCGAACCCCGATGAACCCTTCCGGATGGAAGCGAACCCTGGGGTGATCGAGGCGATCCCGCCCGGATACAAGCTCACGCCGTTTACACCCGAACACCCCTCGAACGCCTTCGAAAACTTCGTCAAGACGAACCTGCGTTGGGTGGCGTCTGGCCTGGGGGCCAGTTACAACGCGCTGGCCAACGATCTGCAGGGGGTGAATTACTCATCGCTGCGATCCGGCCTGCTGATCGAGCGCGATCGCTGGAAGGTCGTGCAGAAACACGTCGCCGAAGATTTCATGCAGCCGATCTTCGAGGAGTGGCTCCGGATGTCGCTGCTCACGGGCGCGCTGAAGCTTGGCTCGCGCGATGCCGAGCGCTACAGCACCGGCAAATGGATCCCGCGCGGCTGGCAGTGGGTTGATCCCTACAAAGAGACCCAGGCGGCCGTGATGGGCATTGCCGCGGCTCTGCAGACGCGAGACCAGGTGATTGCCGATCGCGGTGGCGATTACGAAGAAGTGTTCGAGCAGCTCGCCGAAGAAGACAAAGTCGCAGAGCAATTCGGCATCGAGCTCCATGCCGATCTGCCGGCCAGGCCGAGCACACAGAACAATCCGGCCGCTGTGGACGATGAAGAAGAGCCGACCGAAGATCAGCCAGCGAGTAAGCCCGCTCCCGACCGCAAGACGGCGCTGGGGATCGTGCAGTGATCTATAGCGAAACTCCATTTGTTTCGCGCTTCGAATCGCGGGACTCTGGGACGCTGCCACAATGAAGACCTACGACCGAATTTTCGCTGCCGTGAAAGCCACTCCCTGGGCGATCCAGCCGGAAAAGATGGATGAGATTCTCGCCTTCCTCGAACTGAAGGCGGCGGGCGGATCGGTGGGCGACCAGGAACTGGAACGCCTCCGCGCAGCTCATGAACTTATTGCCGCCCGCTCCATTTCGAGGAGCAGTGGCGGCGTCCGCGTT